CTGCTTAGGTAAGCAGGTAACTAACCCTGATAGATTTCATAGCATGGTTCCTAAAGAGTTTAGAAATGTACCCTTAAAAGATGTAGCTGAAATAATCAAAGTCCATGAAACAGAAGAGTATGTATCAGTAGGTGACTATGTGGCTACCAACAAACATGGATGCGGATATACAATGGAACTGGACAGAGTACAGTATGTAAAAGTTAAATCAACAGATATTGAAGCAATTCTACCCGATTATAAACTAGTTAAATAATGGCTCAAAGTAGACCCCGTATGTCAGAATCAGAATATGATACTTATAAAGAACGTAAGATGTTCGATAAAAAAGTTTATCGTATGGTGGTATTTTCAGATTGTCATGGATGGTTGGCAGACTTAAAAGCACTTCGTTGTATTAATAAAGTCCTTCAGAAAAACAAGTTTGATGAAGTTGTTTGTAACGGTGATGTTACTGATATGCCGTATTTATCTGCACATAATAAAAGACTATACAGTGATGGAATATTAAAAGGATATACTGAAACAGAAGAGATAAGATATACGGTTGAGCAAATATTACAGCCACTGAGAGCCTCTACAAACGCACGAATAACAATCAGGCTTGGTAATCATTGCGAGAGAATTACAAAGCCGTATTTACTAGGTAAAGGCCAATTAGCAAACCTTGCAATACTCTATAAGAATCTAGGTACAACGGAGTATAGCGAGATGCTACAACTAAATAAAATGGATATGATCTATGACCCTACACCATGTGCTAATTACTTTAACATATTTGATGTAGTTCATGGGCTGTCATTAGCCAAAAATACTAGTGAAAAGAACATAGTTGATTACATGGGTTCAGGTACAACAGGACATACCCATAGACTATCACCTCATTATCTAACAAACAAGAAAGGAAACTTTGTCTGGTTTCAATCAGGTTGCACAAGGCTCATAGAGGAAGTTGAGTATTTGCCAACTGGTGTAATTGCTAACTGGCAGTCAGGTTTTCTATCCATTACTTTTTATGAAGAAACACCAGGAAAATATATCTTTTTTGGAGAGCCTATACCTGTTATCAATGGCAAGTGCCAGTATCAGGGAATTATTTACGATGGAAATTCTAACTAATAAAATATGACCAGAGCAACACAGATTGCAATACTAGATGCTAATAACGCTAGGTGCAAGGAGATAATGATCAGCAAGTCCAATGACTATGCAAATGAAGATGTGCTTAGCAACTTTAAGCTAGTAGCAAAGCTAGAGGGTAGCACGCCAATCAAAGATATATTCGGGCATATCGCTAACAAAGTAGTACGTCTAGGAAACTTATTAGGAAATGATAAAAGCCCATTGAATGAATCTGTGTCCGATTCTGCTAGTGATTTGATTAACTACCTGCACCTGCTTACAATGGCTATTCAGGAAGGAGAAGTATTAAAATCAGACCCATACACAAGTTCACAAAATGAGAACTTTGACAACTTCCTCAAAGGCCCCACAGACCCATATAACATTCACCTTCCAAAATATCCTGGAATTAACCCTGGAATTAATTCATGGCTTAACATTGACACAGCAACAAAGACAGAAGCACCTACGGTCAACCATATTTCACAAGTAGAGAAAACAAAATTAGCCCATGAAAAAAAAAGTGGAATCCTTTCCGGCTTTGACCAGAACGGTTGTGGAAGAGTCTAATATCCATGATGTAGACTTTACGATAGCTAGAGATGTGCAGGCTACGATTAAGAACTTTCAGGAGAGTCTTATGGAGTTCACTATATCCCTAACGGCTGATATTAAGAATATAGCCAAAGGTGGTAAGTATGAAGGAGGACTAAAGATACTCGATGGTGATGACAAGATTTTTGACCGTATAGTGAAAGTAATAGCTATGCAGGAAGCACTCATTAAAGTCCTACGGTTTGACCCTGAACCAGAGGAAACGAAGAAGAAAACAGAACAGACCAGGGTATCTGTTGAGGCAATGGCAAAATAATGGATATTGAGTTATTACACCCTGACGACTCAACGTATCTAAAGGCTGTTGAGAATTACCTGCCTATACGGCTAGTTGGGGAGCATGAGATTATTATGCCTGAACTTCCTGAGCGAAGCATGATACTTAATGTTGATATTCACAAGACCTTGCAGAAGTGGACTAGGCCAGAGTTCCCAAAAGCTATGTGGAAGATGTCTAGTGATAAGATTTATGATTCAGGCAATGAAGAGTATATAGCTATATTACAACGTGAGTACGAACGTATTTACAATGGGGTATTCTTTATGAACAATGGTAACATTGAATACCTGACAGGAGCAAATTATTTCTTCCTTACCTACTGGGATTTAAACGGGTTATATCCACATTTTATAGATGAACAGCAGAGCTATTTCCTGCTTGCTTTAAAGGGTGACAATGACCCGAATATTGGTGGTGTTTGTATAGTGGCCAACAGGCGTTCTGGAAAGACCGAGGTGGCTATGTGCAAGGTATATCACCGAACGATAACACACAAGAATCACTATACAGGTATTCAGTCTAAAAAATCGGATGATGCGAAGGGAATTTTTATTAAAATTGTCAAAAGGTGGCGTAAGATGCCCTCTTTTATACGACCTATTGATAACGGTTTTTCTGACCCTCGTACGGAGTTATCGTTTACTGCTCCTGCCACTAAAAGCGTTAAGAAGGAAGATAACCAGCATGAGCAAGTAGTCCTTGAATCAAAGATTGACTACAGGTCATCAACGGTAAATGCCTATGACGGTGAAGAGCTTAATGACTATCTGGTAGATGAATTTGGCAAGTGCGAAGAGGTAGACGTGCAGGAACGCCACCGGGTACATAAGTACTGCCTGACAAAAGGGTCAACCATTCAGGGTAAGGCTTTCTATATTACTACCGTCGAGGAGATGACCAGAGGTGGTGGTAAAATGGCAAAAGAGCTATGGGACGAGTGTTCACTGCTAACAATGGTATTTGGCAGAACCAAGTCACTGATGATACGGTATTTCTCTTCAGCTGCCAAAGGCTATCAGGGCTTTCACCCTATTACAAAAGAGTTCTTTATTGATGAATATGGTTACTCAAAGATTGACTTTGCTACAAATTATATCTTATCAGGATGGGAAGGTCTGCCAGAGAACCTGCTTATTGCCGAGCAGCAGAAGAATCCGCTTACAGAAGCTCATGCCTTCTCGATGGCAACATCAAACTCTCAGCTACCCCTAGATATAGTCCTTAAAGTTAAGGAAGAGTTAGAGATCAGAAACATAACCGACCCTGCCTCAAAACCGCGTAGAGTAGACTTCTACAGAGAGCTTGACGGAACGGTTAAGTGGAGAGACAATGCCAAGCATGGCAAGTTCCATGTCCTTTGGGATTTTCAGTATCCAGCTGAGGCTAATAAGTCAAGTGTAGCAGGAGGGCATACCGTACCTGTAAATACCCATAGGTTTAGTATAGGCGTTGACCCCTTCGGCTCAAACATGACAGTAGGTAAAGGCTCTAACGGATGTATCTATGTGTTCATGAAGTACAATGACAAAGACCCTGAGAACTCCTGCAAGCCGATTGTAAGATACTGCTACCGACAAAGGGAAAAAGATATGATGCACGAGGACGTGCTGATGCTATGTGAGTACTTCTCCTGTGAGGCAAACTATGAGAGTGACTTTGATGACTTCTATGAATACTTTAAGTATCAGGGTAGGCTTAAATTCATCATGCGTAGGCCAGAGTTCACAAAGGATAAGAACAAGAAGAATAGGAATGAAGGAAAGTGGTACGGCACACCCTCTAAAGACCCCTTTGCCCTGAACGCACAGCTAAAAGTACTTATTACCTATATTATCCACCATTGCTATAAGATAGAGTTCATGGAACTGCTGGATGACTTTCTAGAGTATGACCACTATGAGCGTACACCTTTTGATGATACTGTTGCTTTCCAGATGTGCCTGTTAGGAGGAATAGATGCACCTACACCTAAGAATGTCAAGGTAGATGCTAAAAAACCATTACTTATGAAAGTCTATAACCTGCATAAGACCTTTGGCTTACATTAAATAAAAATAATTATATTTGTATGTCTAAATTAAATTATGTATAGCGCAATAAATTTTCCCGACCCTAACGCAACTGATAGTGAAAAAGATACCATTGAGTACGGTCAGAAATTAGCTGCTGCCATATTTGCACGCCATAAGGGTACGTCAAATGTTGGGTGGGTAACGTTGCAGAAACGCTATAACATTGCCCGTTCATACGGTCAGGGTACACAGTCTATGTCAAGCATCATGAATCAGCTAGAGATAGATGGCAGGGAGTCATTTGTAAACATTGACTTTCAACCAGACGCTATTGGCAATAAGATTAAGAATGTACTGGTAGAGAATTTAATATCACAGAATGAAAAGGTAGTATGCTCAACCCTTGACCCTTGGTCAGCAACGATGAAGGAGAAGGAGAAGCAGGATGCACAGTTCCGTATGCAGAATATGGATAAGCTACAAGCACTGGCCCAGCAAACAGGCATACCTTTTCATGAACCACATAAGCAGACCCCCGCTAGTCAGCAGGAACTTGACTATTACTTTGACTTTGGCTTTAAGCTAGACCAGGAAATATTCATGGAGCAGGGCATTGATAAGGTACTTACTGATAGTAACTGGGAGAATATCAAGGCGATGTTAGCAAGTGATCTGGTAGAGACGGATGTGATTTTCACAAAGGTTTTCTATGACCAGAACAAACGGCTAAAGATCAAAAGGTGCAAGCCAGAGAACTTGGTGGTCACGTATTCTGAATTACAAGACTGTTCAGATGCTTGGTATATAGGTGAGGTAGTACCTTATAAGATAGCTGATGCAAGACGAAAATGGCCAAGAGTTGCCGAAGAAAAATGGCATGAGTGGGCGAAATCATGTCCGAATGTATTCGACAACCCAAGTAGTATGCTTGACACTGGATGGAATACCAATTACAATAATTCAATATCACGTCCTTACGATGATTACACCATACCTGTCTACGATTTATCTGTTAAACTGATTCTGGGTATATCGTTTGAGACAGGCAAAGATAGATATGGTAAGACAGCCATAAACGAGAATGGAGCAGAAAAGAAAATACAGCTATCGAATCCTGAAACTATTTCCAGGTCTTATGAGTCACGATACGACCTATGCTTTGTTGCAGGCGGTGATTTATCTAAAGCTGGCGTACTCACTTGGTCAAAAGCTATTAACCAGGTTAGGAACCCTGATTCACTGGAAGAAGTAATACATCCTTACGCACTATACTTACCCAACAACTACCACATGACAGTAAAGAGTATCATGGAAAAGATGATACCCTGTATTAAGGCTGCCGAGATTGCCTATGCCAATAAACAGCTATTAATGGCAAACCTGCCACCAGATCTTATCTTCTATGACCTTGATGCTATCGAGGGTGTAGACTTAGGCCAGGGAGCAGGCGCATTAGCACCACTGGAATATGTGAAGTTAGTAAAGCGTACAGGAGCTGTCTTTGGCAGGTCTCGTACGGAATCAGGAGATGAAAAGTTTGGTCCGCCCATAACACAGCTTGCTTATAACTTTGAGTCAAAACTGAATGCTGCTATCACCGACTACAACTTTGAGATAAAGCGCATGAATGATATGATAGGTTATAATGAATTTTTAGAGGGAACGGGTTATAAGCCACGTATGTCAGGAGATGTAGCCCAGCAAGCCGAGCAGTCATCTAACAATGCCACACAGCATTTATACAGAGCCTATACATCTGTTTTACGGCAAGCATCAAAAGTAGTCTCCCGCATGCTATGGGATAGGATTATGTTTGCCACTAACCCCAAAGATGAATATATACTGCTCTTCGGAATTGATAGGGTTAAGAACCTTAAAGAAAACGTAGGCAGTAATGATATTATGTTTGATATGTACTTAGATACAAGTATGTCTAAATCCGATCAGCAGGACTTACAGCAGGCATTAAATACAGCCTTACAGGAGCAGACGATTGACATTGACGATATATTCAAGATCAAACAGCTACGTAATTCCAAGCAGGCTTATCTCTATCTTAACCACTGTATAAAAGAGAAAGCGCAGGAGAAGCAGCAGCAAGACCAGCAGAATATGCAGAATACAGCACAGGCGCAGCAGCAATCAGCCCAGGTGACAAGCCAGTTGCAGCAGCAGCTAGAGCAGTTAAAAGGCCAGATTTCTATGGCCAAAGAATCTCAGGCACAGTCAGCAGCCCTGCAACTAGCTACTATCAACAACATTGGTGCTATCCGTATTGCCTGCATTACAGCAGGCGTACCACTGCCAGCAGATATTCAGGCTATCGTTGAGAAAACATTCCTACAGCTAGAGTCAGCCGAAGTTCAGCAGGCATATCAGCATCTATTGCAGGCTGAGCAGGAAGAACAGCAGCAAGCACAAGCACAGGCACAGCAGCAACAAGCACAAGCTCAGCAAGGCGGTGGGCAAGACCCTAGTCAGGGACAAGACCCGTCACAGCAAGGTCAAGACCCAAATCAGGGGCAAGACCCATCACAAGAAGGGCAAAATCCAAATCAGGGACAAGACCCTAGTCAACCACAAGACCCATCACAACAAGGGCAACCAGTTCAGCAGTAATATGCACTAAATAGAAATATAAATATTTAGTTGTATATTTGAGTAACAATTTTATGGCAGAAAATAACAATGAGATTTTCGAAGATTTTGTAAAATCTTTCAGCGAAGAGACAGAAGTAGCAGTAGCAGAACCAGTAGTTCCTGTCGCTGTGGAAACCCCTATACCTGTAGCCGAAGAAGTGGCTACTGAGGTTGATGAAGATTTAGACAGGTTCACCATTATTGAATCTACTACCGATGATGTACAGTCATCAGCACCCGTCACCCCAGAACAAGTACGGGAATCAGAGCCGTTACGTGAAGAGCGTAGAGAGCAAGCACCACAAGTGCAGGCAGAACCAGAGTTTGCCAATGAAGATTCCAAGCGTCTCTTTGAAATGCTTAAAGCAGGCAAGTTAGAGGAAGTCAAGGATATGCTTAACGCAAGCCTAGCTGATTACTCAAAACTAGCACCTATAGACAAAATTAAAGCACAGTTACGCAAGCAGTCACCAGACCTTGATGAAAATGACCTGAACGAATATATACAGGACAAATACCACCTATATGGTGAGGAGCATCAGGACTATGACGACAAAGCATCTCGTAAAGGCCGAGTAGCCCTAAAGATGGATGCTTCACAAGCACAGGCATTCTTAGAAGGCACAAAGAAGCCCCTATCGATACCTGAGCAGTTTAAAACGGCACAAGGAAGTGTAAATAATGAAGAAGTGATCAGCTCATACCTGAAAGGCGAGGAAGCAAAGATGGTAGAGTCACAGAAGGCTGCAAGTATCACATGGCAACAAACGGTTGACAAGGAGCTTTCAGTAATACCACCAATGAGGTTTAAGTTATCGGACAACACGGAAGTTGAATATAATTTATCTGAAACGGAAAAAAATCAGTTAAAAACAAATTTACGTAGTGCGAATATCTCGTCAATCTTTAATGAACTAGGATGGGTAGATAAAGATGGTAAAGAAAACCTTCTGAAACTTGCCCATGATATGTACCTGGTTAAAAACAAGGACACAATCATACGTGCTGCCACAAAACAGCAGGCCGTAGCTGAAAAGCTAAAGATGGTAAAGACACTCAACAACGTGAATTTGGAAAGAACTTCTCCAACTGGAACGCAATCGACTGATGAAGAAGAAGCATCCAGAATGGAGGACATGTTTTTAAACAACAAACGTTAATCCCCTAACAAAAAATGGCACAATTTCCCGCAGGTGTAACCACAGGCACAACTTTAAGGACGACCCTTATAAATGATTTTAACATCATCCGTCCGAACGCATACCCAAAGCTAATCCGTAAATACGGAATGCAGAATTATACCATGATTCAGCAAGGTCTTGGTAATATGAAGCTAGCTACTGATAACAAGATGTTCTTTCACTATGAAGATAGAAGTAAGAATCATTTCTCAGTAACAGCAGTTTCAGCAGTAACAGTAGCAGCAGGCACACCCGCAACCATTACAATCGGTGCTTCTGATATTTATGACGGTAAGTCAGCAATCAGACTGAACGAGCAAGTACAGAATCTATACACAGGTGTATATTCTACGATCACTGCTATCAACACATCAGTTCCAGGAGCATATACTGCTACCCTAACCCCCCTAAGAGCCTTAGACAATGCGTCGGTATCTGTAGGAGACACGTTAGGATTTAGAGGTATTCTTGATGTTGGTGAGCAGTCAGTATTACAGGCAACACAAGAGAAGCTATATAACAAAATTGTCAACTACACGACAGAAATTCGTGATGACTATATTATATCTGACCTTGCCCTGAAAGAAAAGATTGACTTCGTAGACCCAAAGACAGGTCAGAGTTACATCAAGTATATTGCAGTAGATAACCTTACCCAGCGTTTTGTAAACTATGTAGACTGGAAGTTGATGTTTGCCCCACAAGGTGATGCAACACAGCTACAGAATGGAGCAACAGGTTCCGAGGGTGTTATTCCACGTATTCAGCGTGACGGTGGTTCACTATCTTATGGTACGTTTAACACTGTAAACACACTGGCCCAGATTACCAGATACTTGGATGCTGAAGGTGGAGCAAATGAGTATGACTGGCTATATGATACCGATCAGGGTATTGATATTCAGAATGGTATTGGTACAGAATTTCAGAATGGTGCTATCCTGTACGATCAGTCAGGAGCAAACCAGATAGATATTCGTAGAAACTTCCAGTCACTATCTTTATTTAACCGTAAGGTGAACTTCAATAAATATGCAGGCTTTAACCAGTCTACTGTTTATGGTGTGGCTAACGAAGGAACCTACTACCAGAACTTTGGTATCTTGATTCCACAAGATTCAATGATCGATGCAAAGACTTCTGAGGCTATCCCTTCTTTCTGTGTACGTACCTTTGGTGGACCAGATGGCGGTGATGGTGAGATTAAGACAACTTACGCAGGTATGTTTGCCCCATCTAACCAGACTCCAACAGCTAACTTGACCGTATCAATGATTACGTACAAGGGTGTTCAGGTGTTTGGCGCACAACGTTACCTTATCGTTCAAAAATAAGCATTACAGATTAGGGGGCTAAAAACCCCCTAGTTTTTTACTAATAAAGAAAAGATGGAAGCAATAGGTATAAACCTAGAGAAAGAAAAGAAAGGCGCATTTGGTAGACCACTAAAAGAGGAAGCACCAAA